ATCTTTACGAGCGAATAGTGGCTTGCGTGGGTCAAAAGGAACTTCATTCATGTGTCGGGTCATGATCAATACTCCAATTAAGCGACTATAGTATCCCAGAAATAACCTAAATCAGCCGATACCAACTTAAAGTCCATTGCAATCTCGGACTCAACTCGGTCTGATTTCAGATTAGCCAAGCGGAAAGTAGAAGTAGCAATACCGAACTCATTTCCAGCATTAAGATAGCCTGTCCATGAGAAAGTATAACCAGCTGAGGGTATTTCTATCCCTGACGCTGGCGGCGCATATACCAATAAGGCTTTTTTGCCTCCGATAAACGCCGATACTTCGGCCAATGCTTCACCAGCCGTATTCTGGATCGCTTTCATAACCATAACTTCATCAAGGTCAAATAACTGAGCTAATGTTTGCTCATTAACCTTAGATGGATTCTGATTGCCTACGCCGCCTGAGTATTTAACTCGGTCAACGATATCAGGATGGTCAACTAGAGCATCAAGAACCTGTTGACCGATAATGAGTTTATTAGGCTCAAATCCGGTCGCAAGAAGTACGGCTGTTTTAGCTGCGCGAATATCGCCAATAGGGTCGCCATTGGTTGCATCACTCCATTGGATAACTTCACCGGAACCGGCTGAACTCGCAACACCATTGATGTCATTAGTCCATACACCACCAGCAAAATAGGTTGATGCCCAGTTGACTTCTTGTTTAATAAGAAGTTTGTGCATGTTCCAGTTCATTGCGTTGCGGTCTGGGCTCAATGGGTTGTCAGAATTAGCGCGAACCTGATCTGCAATATCCTTGTGAATAGCATACACATCACAACGATATGTATCAGTAGACAAGCGATATCCGCCGCCGGCTGATTCAGTTGATGGTGCGCGTTTTTCCGCTTCATTCCGATTAAAATCGGCGCGATTAAACGTGAAATAAGAATCAGACTGTTTTGACACAGGAACATTAGGGAATGCTCGCCGCGCAATGAAGTTCTGAGCGTTTTGTAGATATGCCACAGATAAATTCGTCAACGGACGATTTACATGGACATCATTTGCTGTTGGTAATGGCATAATTAATTACTCCTTAATTCGCGCCGCGCGGTTGAAAAATCATGCGAATGACTTTGCCATCCGCCCCTGTTTCTAGTGCTGTGCCCAGAATGATATCGCCGGAAGCAGGATTTACCGCTTCCCCTGCCGCATCGCTGGCTACTGGTCCGCCGCGAGTTACCACGCCGCCGCAAATAACCTTTACGATTCCGCCGATTGCGACTTCTGCCGCATCGCCTACATTAGCTGGGTCGTTTTGAAGAACACCATCAGCCGCCGCACCATCACCACATGGATCAATTTGACCATCTGCTGATACAGCAACAAAAAAGAATTGCTTGGCTGAAAGATCCGCACCAGCTTCAAGCGTTACACATTTCATTCCATCATAAGTAGACATTAGTTTGCACCTCCACGCATTTTAGCATACAGGGCTTGACCCTCTTTGCTGTCAAGAACATCTGCATAAGCCTTGCTAAAATCAATACTCTTTTCATCAGCAAGTTTCTTAGCCATATTTTCCAGTTGAACTTCTGGATCTGCTTCATCGCCTTGACCTTTGCCGATTTCACTAAACAGAGTGCCAACTGCTTTATCAGCCGCTTTCAATGCTTCGGTGATTGCGGTTTTATCCGCTTCATCCAGACCATCAACTGCTTTGATAAGTTTACCCTTAGATTCTGCTGTACCAGCCAAATTAGGTAGTTCGGCTTCCGCACGTTTAGCGAACGCTTCCGCTTCCTGTGCTTTTTCCAGCGTTTCAAGGCGTTTTAATAGCGCCTCTGGAACTGAGCCCTTTTCTACCTTCTCGCCATCTACCAGAATATATTCCGGAGTAGCTTTCTTTGTTAATTTGATGGAGCCATCATCAGCCTTGTTAACCTCAATATCTAAATCAGCTAATTGCTTCATAACTGATTCGTCATTTTTGGTTAGGGCTTCTGCTTCTGATTCCAATTTTTCGACCTTCTTATTAAGATCGTCCAACTGCTTTTTCATTTCCTCAGACATAGAATTTACCTCTCTTTGTGATTTGCTGGACGATCCAGCATTTTTGAAAAGCGTTACTTTTGCGTGTTGATTCGCTGGTTCATCGACCAACGATATTTCATGCAATGTAATATCGAATAGTTTCTTTTTACTCATTGATTGGCTCACTCCTTCCTGTACCACCTATGGAAAATGCCTTTAGTTGACCCGATTTTACCCTGTTCCATATATCGGTGTCACTAATTTTCATAGCAATAATCCATCCCTCTCTGTCGGTAGTCAGACCAAACTCTTTCGCAAGCTGCTTAGTCATGGGGAATGAGTGAACTACTTCGCCTATGCCCTCGCCATCGTGCATAGCTTTGGCTTGTCTGGCGGATAACATAAATTTGGTTGCCATCTTTTCCATTTCATCGGGTGAAATAATATCGCCCTGTCTGTCGGTCACGGCTTCGCCCTTCTCGGAAACAACAGATGCCCAGCCCCACGCGATTTGCTCTTCGCTGTCTGCTTTAATAATCTTGGCTTCATTGCTGCTGTAATTCATTGACATAACCGCATTTAATATGGATCTGATTACTTCGTCAAGTATTGTACCAGTATTTTCAGGCATTTTACCAAGATATTCATCATGGGTAACCGCCGGCATATAGGTTCGTTCTCCATCAGCCGTTTGATATACATGGATATCGCCACCAAAACCTAGCTCAGATGATCTGAATACCGCATCATCGGGAGTGGTGAAAATATCATCACTTATCTGTCTTTTAAGTAATTCTTTGTCCATGATTAACCTCAAGTTCCAAATAATATTGCGTTGTTGACCAGTTCAATTTCAAACTCAATGCCTGTCTCGCCTGTTGAGTTATTTACTCTTGCTAGACTGATTATATCTGTGTTTTCTGCAAAGCCGCCAACAGGATCATCAAATTGCTTTCTGAATGGCTGGCTCAAGTCTTGCGCTTCGGAAAAGACACGAAAAGAACTGTAAGGTGCTTCTATCAAATCAGCGTTTTGCCTTTGCCCAAAAACAAAATCAAGTATCTTTGATGATCCGCTGTTAATTTCAAGATCTCGAATATAAGCAGTGTAGCCCTTTGGCACATGATAACAACCTATCAGGGATTGCCCTCTCGCAAGGTCGTTAGCCGGAATAGTTAACCAAGTATTGCTATTCGTATCTTCTAGCACTACCGATCCTGTATGAGACTGAACAATGGTTGCATTCGGATCAAAATAACTTCCTGAACTAGAAACAAAAGCACGATTAACACGAACAACATCAGTAATGGTTTCTGTGCCTGCGCTTGCCCCATTGGTCGCAATAGTGCCTATTACCCTAAATCCGCTTGAATTAATGTATTCAACAGTTACAGCCCTTGCGCCTGCACCGGCAGGGTTATCAGCCGCATTGCCAGCCGCAATGCGCAATATTACAGGGCTATCAAATTTTGGAGTTCTCCAAACACCCCCAGCGCAGATAGGTGTATAACTTGTGCCTACTGTTGCAAAGCCAAATTCATGAATAATCTCTACACCTTCGACTTCATTGGCACTTGCTAGGAAAGAGTAAGATAAATCTTCCCAAACTCTTTGAAGCCAACTACGCCCTTTGCTTCTTAATAATCCAACAGGCATTATGCTGCGTCCTCAACGACTAATTCCAATGAAATTACGCGCGTAAATACTGTGCAACGGCAATTAATGGTATTAGCGGCGCTTCCATTCGGATCTGCTGGATACATCAATGGACCTAATGGCGTATTGAATGGCTCATTCTGCCCTACTCCATTGCTATTCATGTTTGGTATCATTCGATGCTCTGCCCTTGTTCTTGAATCCTTAGTATATATCCAAAACCGGCGAACTTGCTCGGGTAATATTTTACCTTCATTAATTGCTTGCTGGGTTAAGGCATGTTGCGCCCCTTGAACGGCGCGAATAGATTCTGTTCTTGCGATAGTCTGCGCTCTATATTTCAAGTAACGCTGTCGATATCTATCGGTTAAATTATCTATCTGTTCCGGAGTTAAGCTGCCGCCATCACGAATAATGCGCTCAAGCCGCCTATCTGACCGCCTATCACGCAAGTTTGACCTTAATGCCCTTGCATCGGCTGTCTCTAAAGCCTGTCTATAATTGCTTACTGCGCGTTCCTGATTGGCTGTTAACCCTATGGATTGCTTTACTCGCCTTGCGGTCTTATTTGGATTATGCCCGCTAATAACGCCATCCGTTACTACTTGCCTGATTACTTGCCGGACATCTTCGGATATGACTCTGATTCTATCGGCTGTAATAGTGCTGGAAATTTGCGCAAGCATAGGATTAAGCGCATCAAAAACAAAGGTTACTCGAGTACCGGATAAGCCGGTAACTGCTGGCTGAATAGAAGCGGCTGCCGTTCCGCCCGCGATAACCCCATTGTTGATAGCTGCTTTTACAGGCTGCAAGCGGTCTACAACGATATCATCATGGAATAGCCTTAATATGCCATTATAGTCACTTTCATCGATTAGCCTTGCCAACTCCCTCAAAGAGACATTATTGCGCAATGCGGTCATGCTGGCGGCATAACTGGCGGCTATTTTAGCCTCAATAGCTTTCGCCGCTTTGTCTAGTTCATCGTTAGCTTTCTGTATCTGGTTCATCGTCTGGCTCTGAATTATTAAACATGGATTGTGCCAATAAAGCCGCCTCGTCCGAACGCTCTGGCAATCCCGAAACTTCTCGTACATGGCTTTCCAGATCTTCATCAGGGAATAGCGGCATTCCAGAATTAGCCATTCGTTCAATAAACCCTGCGAATTCTTCTAAGTCCACCGGTGCAACTTCTCCAAACTTGAAATTTGGTTTTAAATCGATGTTTAAGCCATTCAGCGACCAGATTCTGTTTAGTAAGATATCGTTTATTATTTCTTCGATATTATTCAGATATGCCATTAATGATTTAAGAAATAGATCCGATTTGTTTTTGCTTAATGCAAACGAGCCGCCATCACCATTGCCCAGCATGATAAAATCAGCCAATACAGAGCGCGTCATATTCTGATAATGCCTTGTGATAACTGAGCCGGTATCAATCGCCCTGCTTCCGCTTCCGCTTACTAACTCGAATTCAACTTGCTTAATACTGGTCATTTTGCCCATTGCATCGACATAAGTATCAGAGGGTAAAATCATATACGCCTGTTCGTTAAACTTGATATCTCGCATAATCTTATTCAATTCAGCAAGAAAGGCTTTGTCCTCGGCTGTCGCATCTGATCTGAGATATTTAGCGGGTATTCTCGCTACCGGCATTCCGGCTAGCTCTCGCTCTATGGCTATGGATTCGATGTTTTCAATATTAGTTACATAATGATAATTCACATAGCAGTTTCTTAGGATTGATCTGCCATAGGGAGAATTGTTAAGCGTGGTTGTTCTGAACAATAAACCCTTTTGCATAGGGATAATGGCTTGTGCATGCCCTGCCATTGGATTCTGTACGAATGATTGAATGCCGCCATCATCTGCGATTTTGAAATGATCAAGCGTCCATTGCGCCCGCGATGCTAGTTTCCTTATTCCTATACGTCCATCAGTATATTTGGAACGCTTAGATGGGTCTTTATTTTCACCTAATCGGCGCTTATAAACTGTTTCAGCAAAATGATACCCATAGGTTAAATAGCTGACTACTTCCGACATAAAATCATCGAATGTGTGACTCATATCAGTAAATAGGGACTCTACAAACTCTTTTTCGGCTTCGGCTGGCGCTGAATCATCAACAGGCTCTATCATATATTCTGCATCGCGCATCAACATTTCCATGCCCAGCATGATTGCCCCGACAATTGAATCGTTATCACGCATTTCACGGAATTTCTTTACACCATTACTTCCTCTGAGGTCTTTTAGAAATTCATCTTGATTATAGCCAGTACTATACTTATCGCCGGATACGCCTATCTCTGCAAACTCATTAACTTTTTCAGCCATAACTTAACCCCAATGATGATTTGTTGCTGCCGCCTATCGCAAGTGTACCCTTGTTTGTATCTCTGCGCACGTTTTCTAGCGCGTATCTGATTGCGTCAATAACATGATTATGCTTGTCCTCAAGGATAGGTAATACTTCCTCGGTTCGAGAATCTATTTTATAGCTGTAATAAGTAAACTCTGCAATTGATTGTTTGCATCTTGGATGGATAACGATTTCATAATTCTTTAAAAAGTTTATACCTTCCTCGATTGAGCCAGCCCCTTTTCTCGCTGGCGTTATATTAAACCCGCGCTTATTCATGAACTGGATTGTTTCAGGTCGTGC